GAAATATCCACACCATGCAAGTCCATTGCCATTGTTATATTTCACGACATTATCGCCAGTTTCGGCAACGCCAATTTCATCTTTAGCCACGCGGATCATTCGAGCTGCGCTGCCCACTGGATATTCAGCCATTAAATGTTCCATCCTTATATTCATCGCCAATTTTCACGCTAGGCAAATCATCGACATTGACAAAATGTGAATTGTCCGGCAGCTCATCGACTTCATCATCGAAAAATGCCACGACTTTATTCTTCTTGATTTGCGCTAGCTTCATCTTGTCTCGCTTGGTAATCAGCCAATTCTTCGGCAGTCATTTCGCGTTCAGTTACTTCGCCAGTTGCTACATCAATTTCCATCACTTTTGCCATTATTTAACTCCATATAAATAAACTGTGCCAGCGGCATTGAATGTGTTATCGGTTATCAAATTGACTTGTGAAACTATGCTGGTGCCTTTGTAATAACCTGTAAATTGATTTTTTACCAAGCTTGAAGCAGTTGCACCTGAATTGGCAGCGTTTACGATTGATTTTAATCCTGTGCTATCGCAGTTTCCAAATTCCACGAAACCCTGCGGATTTGTGCCGCTGGGGCTAAAACCGATTGAAGTTCCGAAAATGGTTAAAGCATTTTGATAAAGGGGTGCGGAATACCAGTCCACGCTGGTGTATAAATAATTGCTAGAAGAATCATTGTTTAATCTAACGCTTACTGATCCACTTGCAGCTAAAGTTGTATCATCCCAAATTAGAAGCAATTTGCGATAAGTTGAAAGTCCAGTGAAATTCACTGAAGCGGATGCGGCAGTAGGCGTGACTGATGAAATAAGTTCCCAATAGTCAGTGCCTGTGCCGCCAATTTTAGATATTGACATTAGGCAACCTCAGTTCCAAATGCGTTAAATGATAAATCAGCGGTGGAAGCATAAACGCGCAGCACATCGCTTGAATCTAAAGTTAAACCTAAAGTAAGCGCGACTGTTTCTTTTGCATTTATATTTGCATCATAAACTAGGTATTGATTGTTCGCTGCGGCTGCGCCATTGGCTGCCACATAAACGCGATAAGTTGCAGCTGAAGCACCGCGATTGCAAATTACAATTGTGCTTATGATGCTTTCGGTTGATGCTGGCACTGTGTAAAGCGCAGTTTCAGTCGTTGCCGCTGGAGCGCTTTGACCAAGTATTTTATAGGTTGTCGTTGCCATTTAAGCTCCCATCAATAGGAATGGATGTGGATTTTCGCCCTTAAAATTTTCAATCTTTGAAACTGTGGTGTCAATTGCATTGCCAAGTGTGCGGATCGCTTCCGCGCCCTCTTTGAGATAGTCGCTATCGTCAGGTTCTGTCCAGCTATAAGTCGGTGAATATGCCATGCGCTTATCCTACGGCAATCCGACTTCATCGACATTTTGCCATGTCGTGTCGGGAATAGTTCCAAAATAGGCATTGGCAGTCGATGTCGAAGCGTTAGCAGTTCCAGTCCATGCCAGTGTGTAATTGCGATTGGCTGGAATATCGGTATTTGTTCCATCCCAATAATAAGTATTTGATGCTTGCTGAGTTGCCATAATTCCATCGACTAAATAAGCATCGTTAATAGCACCTGTTGAAGTGTGATATAAATTGACTGCCATATAAAGCGAATTTGCATTAGTAAAAGTTGCGGTAAGGGTTGATTGTGTCCAGCCTGTAGGGTTGGTTAAAGTGTTACCTACAAATGATTCCACTGCAGTTGTTCCAGTTGCAGTTGCAAAAGTGTTGATTTGTATTCTCAGATTTCGTGTCCCAATTAGGTTTTTGAAATAACCTTGAATTGTCCATGTTTGACCATTGGCTATTGGTATTCGATAAGTTCCGTTTCTGGTCATGGTCGCTCCTGCTAAACCAGTCGCAGCTAGGCAATTAACTCTTAGAGAGTTGCTGCCAAATTTGGCATCGGTAGTGTATTGGCTGACTGTGTAATTGACATTAAAGCCTATCCAGCCAGTTGATGCAGTTTCGATTGATGGATTGATAACTGCGTTGGTTCGCGTGGTCTTTACCGCCAGCGGATCGACATCATCCCATGCAATAAGCGGATCGACATCTTGCCAGCGAATTGGCACGACTGAATAAGCAGTGTCTGAGCTGGTTATGGTTAAAAATGCTTGATTGCGATTGATGGTCAAATTCCAGCCCTCAACAAAACCTTGATAAGTCACTGGACTAATTGCCACTGGTAAATCTTCAATTTGAATTGCCATGCCCATATAAACGCCAATTAGGCTATCAAGCACCGCATTTGTGATGTTGGGATTGTCTAGGTTGATATTAAATGAGCTGAAATTGGTCTGTGGTATTGAGCGCAGCGACACATAGCGTTCAGCAATGTTTGTGGCTTCGCTGGCATCTTCCAATTCTGTGTCAATTCGAGCTTCGAATAAGCCATATTGCGTGATGCTATGTGTGTCTTCGGCGCTGGTCTGATCATTGTTTTTGTAAAACAAAATGACCCGATTCACAATGTCGGCTAATGATCTGCGACTATTGATGCCGCGCCAATTGATGACATTGGTTGGAATATTCAAATATCCGGTGGCTGCCACATCCAGCGTTCGGCGGCTTTCGTTGGCATAACCCACTTTTCCATCTGTGGTTTCGTAGATATAGCCAAAACACATTCCGGCGTAATAACTTGCCAGCGAATAAGCATCGGTTGGATTAGCTGGTCTGTTAGTCAGCTGATAAACGCCTGGTGTATCAACCACATCAATGGTCACTCCGGCTTCAGTAAATATGCGATCTATTCGCACATCGTCATATTCTTTTGGATAATCAGTCGTTCCTACGATAACGCGCGACATCGCGGCAAATGCACCAATGGCGCTGATGTTTTGAATGGCAGTGGTTTTGACCGAGCCTGAAGCATCGATCTCATTAGACACATCTGTAATTGTGCCTGTGAAAACTGTGATGATAGTTCCATCTGAATCTTCAATGCTAACGCTGACACTATCGTTTATTTCGAAACCATAATCGGTATTGGTGGCATTCAAAATGCTAACGCTTGCAAAAGATGAGCGAGCCTGATTCCAGATTGTCGTGCGACCATAATTGATTGAAACGCCATTTAGCGATGAACCAGTAAAATCAACGCCATTGATGGTTACTGTGGCATTTGGTGTCCATGTCATAGGACTGCGAACCTGCTAACGCCTAAATTGGTAAATGACCCACTGGTTGAAGCTTCTTTGTTCAAAATGTCATTGATTTGGCGAGCAGTTCCAATTGGATCGATTGCACCATTGATGTTGATAGTCACACCGCCCATTGCTTCAAGTTTATTAAGCACACCTGTGCGCGTGTTAATACTTGCCCCATTCGCGACCGCTGCGCCCTGTGCTGCAATAAGCGCACTTGACTGATCTGCAAGGTTTAGTGGCGTGGTTACCTTTACGCCACCGGATGCGTTTATGCCACCGCCTGAAACTGTTGGAATAATGATTGAACCGCCACCACCGCCACCACCGCTTGATGAGCTGCTGCCTGTTTTCAAATTCGGGTTGCCCTCATAAATGGTTGAAGATGATGAACCGCCACCGCCCTTGATAATGCTTGCCAAAACGCCAGTGGTTATGCCCACTGCTGCCAGTGTTGCAATTGCAGTGCCCACACTTACGCCGCCAGTTGCGAATGCAGCTGCGATGCCTGTGGTTATGTAGGCAGTTCGTAATAAAGTCAGCGCAGCAATGATTGCTTGAATGCCGGAGACAATTTTGGCAGATACGAAAACCGCCGCCAATACGCCTGTCAAAATCAGCAATTCATCTTTGAAGCGGATAACAAAATCAATCATTCCGCGAATGCGCTCGCCCCATTTGTAAAATGCTTCATAAGTTCCATTCAAGCTTGATAAAACGCTCTTATCGCCTGTTAAACCGCCAATGGTGGCTTGCAACGCTGGCACGAAATGTTGCATCAGCCATGCAGTCAATTCCTGCACAATCGGAAGTAATGCCATGCCAATCGATTCATTGGCTTCATCGAGCGCAATCTTTACGCGCTCCAAGCCCTTTTGTGTCGTGTCAGCAGTATCTTCAGCGAAATTGCCCCATGTGGCATCAAGTTCAGCTGCAATTTTGTTGAAATCACCGGACTTCAATGTGGCGCTATCAATGCCCAATCCCAGTTTGCCCAATGCGGCAGTGTTGCCATCGTAGGCTTTACCTAAAGCATTGGTGACTGTTTCCAGCGGCTTTCCAGTTGCCGCCTGAAGATCGAGCGCTAAATTAAGAAGCTTCTGAGCCTCTTCGACATTGTTTGTTGATCTAACTAATCTGTCAAATGCTGGTCGCAATTCATCATCAGTTATGCCAATGGCAATTGATGTTTTGGTAATCCACTTTTCAACCTCAGCGATTTGTCCGGATGTGGCAGTGGTTGTCGCTTTGATTGTGGTTGCTAATTTAATTTGTGCAGCTTCATCGGCGGCAGCGGCTTCGACTGCTTGCTTTGCATAAGCTAAAGTCGCAGCGCCAGCGGCTGCAAATGCCAGCGCCGCTTTCTTTCCAAAATCTCCAATCTGTTCGGTGGCTGATTTGGTCTGTGCAGTTGATTTGTTTAAGCCATCGGTAAAGTTATTGATGTCAGCTAATAGTTTGAGCGTTAGCGTTCTCGATGCGCTTGCCATTAATCATCCCACTTTCCCAAAATTTTTTGAAAGCTTTGTTCCCATTCTCTCACGATATAAGGTTGTTCCCTGCGAAGCGTTGGATAAATAAACCAACCTTTTGAACCGCGACCCTCTCGACCTGACCACACCGGAAATTGCTTAAAGCGATTTGATCCAAATTCGTTGCCGCCCCATAGCATCTGCGTAGTGCCGCCACCGGATAATTTTTGCGATGCAAAACCAAGCGATAATTCGCCAATTTTGGATGATTTCTTTACGCGGCTGCCCTCAGCGATACGCCTAGCAGCTGGTGAATCATTGCCGCGATTTTGTGCAGCGTTGATGATTTTGCCCTGTAAGTAAGTGGCTAAACCGCCTGAAATTTCTTTTGCCTGTGCAATTGAAGCTTCATCCATGTTCTTAAAAGCTTTGAAAAGCGCTGACAATTGAGCTTTGTCAAAAGCCATTGCCTCTTCTTCAGCCATTGTTGCGCTCTTTCATTATCTCGATTGCAGTTAGCACATCTTCAGCCGATACAAATTCCGAAACCGGAATTCCTGAAGCTAGTGCCAGTTCCCAAATTATTCGGCTGATGCTTCCTGCTGGATGGCTTTTGGGTCTGCTTCACCGACAATCACATCTAGGACTGTTTCACACCACACTTCAAATGGCTTTATCGGATTTGCACCGCCATTTTCTCTTTTCATTGCGTGGTAAGCAAGGAAGAGAAGATCGTGCAGCCCAATCTTCTCTTGCGCTTGCGAAATGGTATTACCAGTCTTTAGCTCCCATTTGACCCATTCCGGCGGCTGCGCCACATAGGTTGCTTGTTTGCCATTTGTGTATTCAATTGTTATTGGTAGTTTCATTGCTCCCGATCTCCTTTTTAACTGAATGTTTCAGTGACTGTGCCTTGATAAACCTTAAAATTCCAGCTAACTGTCTGTGCATCAATTCCAGCACCGCCAGCAGTCGGAAAATCAGGCAAAATGCCGAAGACAAATTGTGCGCCTGTTGCAGCAGTCAGTGTCACACTGATTGCAGTATCCGGCGCTGATTCAGCAGCTGCCCAAATTGCCTCACATACTGAAGATACTTTGCCCCAGTCTGCAAGCATTTCAAGCGCAAATGTGCCGCTTAGATTTGTGGTTGCATAAGCCTCGCCATCGAGAGTTTGATATGTCTGGCGCTCATTCACCTTTGTAAGCACCGCGCTAGTCGCTTGCGCCTCGATGTCTGTGCCGCCAGTAAATGAAAGGGAGATGTTACGCCCTGTTATTACTGTGGTTGCCACTTTGTTTGCTCCTTAGATTGTTTGTTGCGTGTAGTTAGTGCTGATTGAAATGTCTGCAACCAGCAAATTTGTTGCACCAACCTGCGTGATATTTGGTCTTGTCACATTGCCCACTGTGTAATTGGTTGGAATTACACCCATGATGGCAATAATCAATTGTTCTAAATTGTCAAGCGCTCCGGCGTTTGAATAGTAGGCAACCGCCGCAGTCACGACAAAATTTATTTTAACCCTGACCGACTGATTGCCAATAAATTCGCTTTCGAGATATGGCTCATCCGGCACAATGATGCAAGCTGGCGGAATAACTGTTTCCGGTGGCTCTGAATAAACCGATGCAGTCACTGATGCCAGCGAAGTTGCCAGCGCATCGCGCACATTGGTTGCAATTGTCGTTGGTGTTGGCATTATTGTGCAATGCTTCCGGTATCGACATATTTAGCGATGAGCGAATAAACGCGGCTGGTTAGGCTGCGCCCCATTCGATATGGCGTTGGCTGGAAATCGACACCCTCAATTTGACCGCCAGCGGCAGTGATTGATTGGAAAATTTCCACGCTAATAATTGTCACCGCGTTTTCAATGTCCGGATCAGCTGCATAAAGCGTGGCTGCATTTTTGCCTGACACATAGACATCGCCAGCCGGAATGATTGGCTGATAAAGCTTGTCAGCTTCAGCAGTAGCAATGCTAAAAGCATAGGGTCTGGAATATGTATCAGTGACTGTCTGTGTGCCATTAAAAGCAGCGGCAACGCCAGCGATAGTGATTGTCTGATCATCCACAAATTGATTTGGTAATTGCGTGGTGAATATAGCCGCGCCATTTTCTACTTGATAGCCAATAATCTTATTTGAATAGCTCTCCAATAGCGGAAGAAGTGTTCCCTCAGCGCTATTTATGATTCCATCTAAATAAGCATCAGAATAAAGGGAAGACGAAACGCCAAGCACACTCCGCAGTTGGCTTGCAGTAATAATGCTCGGCATTTCGTTTCCTTTCTGA